AAGCTTTGACTTTGGCACATAGCAACCGTGGATTAATTCCCAATCAGGATGATCAGAAACATCTTCACGGTCTAATGCTTCAGTCAATGGCTTTGGCATTGGTATTAATGAATTGAAATCAAAGTTACCGTTTGCGATGTCTAGCTTGGCTTTTAGTTCAGCTAGTGCAAAGATCTCTTTGGTCTCCCCACTGTTGACTGAGATGTCAACGATATTTCTAGTATGATTTGGCATAACATTCCTCCTTTAGTTATACATAGATTATACATTAAAAAAGGGAGGGCTTGAAGCCCTCCCCACCTAATCAACCAACCCATCCTTTGATTGAGAAAGCTGAGTAAGCTTTGACTTCTTTAGGTGCAAAGTGCTGAAGTCTGATATCAGCTAGCACTTTATCGCCTTTAAGAATGCCAATGACTTGCTTTCTATCTTTGGTGATATGAGCATCAACCATGTTGGCTTCTGTCCAAGATTTGAAAGTCTTAGGAATTCCAAAGCCTTGGTCTTTGATTATGAGATTGCTAACAATCTCCCCTCTAACAACTGACTTCAAGCTATTGAGTTCTCTTTCAACTTCGATGTAATTTTTAACATCTTCACTATGAGACAACTCAGCTTTAAGTTGTGTTAGTTTTTTGATTTGATCTAATTGTTTCATTAGTCTTATCTCCACTTTTTGTTAGGGTTCATTCCCTAGCAATTTATAAGATAAATTGTATCAGTTTATTAAACAAATATCAAACACTTTATATACATTAGTTTACACATATATATTTGGGTCTCTATTGGGTCTGACCCCAAATTTTGCCAAAGCATTTTCCTGGCCCCCTACCCCCACATAAAGAGCCGTGCCGTTTTATAGTTGGCTAGTAAAATAACAATTTACACAAACAATCTACAAAAATTTACTTTTAGGATCCCTATTGAGGTACCATATTCCCAATATGGAGAAGAGACCGTTCTTAGATCATTTATCATATGAAAAGCTCAAAGAGATTGTAGCTATTCAAGATCGCATAAAAAAATTAGATACCAGCGGTGAAGCCAAGAAAGACTTCATCAAATACGTTAAGCATGTCTGGGACGGCTTCATCGAAGGCGAGCACCACAAGCTCTTCGCCAAAAAGCTCGAAGCTGTCGCTCAAGGCAAGTGCAAGCGCCTGATTATCAACATGCCACCTCGTCATACTAAGTCCGAGTTCGCCAGCGTTTTCTTTCCCAGTTGGATTATGGGGTTGCGCCCGGACATGAAAATAATGCAAACTACGCATACGGCAGAATTATCTGCAAGGTTCGGACGTAAAGTTCGGAACCTAATGGATACCAATGAGTATAGACAGATCTTTGAAAACGTTAGCCTCTCAGCTGACAGTAAATCAGCAGGACGTTGGGAAACCAACCATGGAGGAGAATATTTTGCGGCAGGTGTTGGCGGAGCCATCACGGGTCGAGGTGCTGACCTCCTTATCATTGACGATCCTCATTCAGAACAGGACGCCCTCTCAGCGTCTGCACTAGAATCCGCTTACGAGTGGTACACCTCTGGTCCCCGCCAGCGTTTACAGCCCGGCGGTACTATCGTAATCGTCATGACCCGCTGGTCTACCCTTGATCTTACCGAGAAGCTGATCCGTAGAATGTCCGAGCCCCATGCCGATCAATGGGAGGTCGTGGAGCTTCCAGCGATTTTAGAAAACGGGGAACCTCTGTGGCCAGAGTTTTGGAAGATCGAAGAATTAGAATCCGTGAAAGCATCGCTTCCGATTGCCAAGTGGAATGCTCAGTACATGCAGAATCCTACTTCAGAAGAGGGAGCTCTTATTAAGCGTGACTGGTGGAAAACATGGGAAGCCGAAGAGCCACCGCATTGCAGTTACATTTTGCAATCGTACGATACTGCTTTTAGTGCCAAGGAAACGGCTGACTTTAGTGCCATTACCACTTGGGGCGTTTTCCGTCCCAGCGAATCTGCTCCTGAATCCATCATTCTCTTAGACGCAAAAAGGGGTCGCTGGGACTTTCCAGAATTAAAGTCCATGGCCTATGACGAATATATGTATTGGCAACCTGACTGTGTACTGATAGAATCACAAGCAAGTGGTTTGCCTTTGACGCACGAACTGAGGATGATGGGAATACCTGTTGTGAACTATCGTCCCACGAAAGGAAGAGACAAAGTTACTCGTGTGCATTCGGTTTCGCCCGTGTTTGAAGCAGGCATGGTATGGGCACCGGACACCATCTTTGCGGATGAGGTCATGGAAGAATGCGCAGCTTTTCCGTACGGAGAAAACGATGACTTTGTAGATTCTACTACGCAAGCTATAATGAGATTTCGTCAGGGTAACTTTGTAAGATTGGCAACTGATGAAGAAGATGAGGAGCCAATACCCAAACAACGAATTTATTATTAGAGGTAACAAACAATGGCAATAGGAAAATTTTTCACCAACCTTCTAAAGAAAGGTGCAGAGGCAGCTCCAAAGAAAAGAGGTAGACCACCCAAGTCTGCTACAGCAAAACCAAAGGCTACTGGCGTAACTAAGAAAGCTCCTGCTAAACCTAGCGCACAAGCTAAACCAGTACCAGCTAAAACTCCAACCACCAAACAAAAGATTGGTGCAGCAGCAATTACTGCTGGTGTTATTGGCGGTGGCTTGGCTGGCAAAAAACCAGACATGGATAAAATGTCTTTCAACGAAGCTTTCAAATCTGCTAGAAAAGAATTAGGCACTGACAAAACTTTTACATGGCGTGGTAAGAAGTACAGCACCGTGACCATGGATGAAGTTAAGAAAGCAGGCTTCGATACTTTAGCTGAATACAACAGATCTAAAACTAAAAAGCCAGAAACCAAAAACATGAAGAAAGGTGGCTACGCTAAAATGAAAGACGGTGGCTCTGTTAAGAAAATGAAGAAGGGTGGCTATGCTAAGATGAAAGATGGCGGCATGGCTTGCGGCGGTAGAGCTGCTAGACAACAGAGACAACAAAGTGTCTAAGAAAAAATTTATCGAAGAAGGCTACAAACTTCTAAAAGAAGGCAAGATACCAGAGTCTGTCAAGAAAAGAATGCGTAAGGGTAATCTTGGATTAAAGTCCAAAGATCCTGAAATTCAAAAAATGATTGACGATGTATACGGCAAGCCAACTAAGATAGGTGTTGTTACCACAGAGAAAGGCGTGCCCATCATCAAAGATGCTAGAGGCAACGTCAATAAAGAACTTACCAAGATGGCTGAAGATCTTCTTTCAGGCAAACCTAAGAAAATGGCTGGCGGAGGACTAGCCATGAAAGGTCTTGGTAAAGCTTTTACAAAAAGGAAAAAATAATGTTAGGAAAAATATTAAAAAATGTAGCTAGGGGAGCTTATAAGGCTAAAACAGCTCCATTGCAAGCAGCGTCATTAGTTGCAAATGTAGCAGCTCCAAAAAGTAAAATTGCAGAAGGACTAAAAAAAGCCGCTACACCTTTCAAAAAAGGTGGCGTAGTTAAAAAATATAAAGGCGGTGGCATAGCTACCAAAGGTCACGGCAAAGCTTTTACAAAAAAGAAAAAATAAATGGCATCAGTAGATAAGGCAATCACCTTTGACGAACAACTTGAGTTAAAGGTAAGAGACAGATCCAAAGGAATGGATATAGAGGTTGAGCTCGAAGAGGACAACCTAGATCTAGATTCGTTTGAACAACTTGATGATGGTACTTTAGTTTTTGGATCTTCTTCTTCTCCGCTTGATGTTGTTGATTTCTATGAAAACCTAGCAGAAGTTATTGATGATAAAGATTTAAATCAAATCAAAAACGATCTCATGGGCAATGTCGAAGCTGATAAAGCTTCACGTGAAGACTGGGAACAAACCTATCGTGATGGCCTTGAGTATCTTGGCATGAAGTATGAAGAAAGATCTCAACCATTTGAAGGAGCATCCGGCGTGATGCATCCGCTTTTGGCTGAGTCAGTTACGCAATTCCAAGCTCAGGCTTACAATGAAATATTACCATCGCAAGGTCCTGTCAAAGCCCAAGTTATTGGTATGGCTACGCCTGAAGTAGAACAACAAGCAGCTCGTGTGCAAGAGTTCATGAACTACCAGCTTATGGAAGTCATGAAAGAGTACGATCCTGAAACCGATCAAATGCTTTTCTATCTACCATTATCTGGTTCAGCGTTTAGAAAAGTTTACTACGATCAAACCATGAACAGAGCTGTCTCTAAATTTATTCCATCTGAAGATTTGATTGTACCTTATGGTGCTACCGATTTACGCAGCGCCGTTCGTGTGACTCACGTAGTAGACATGTCCATGAACGACATTCGTAAATTACAACAAGTTGGTTTTTATAGAGATGTTGACTTAGATACTGGCGATGTAGATTTAGGTGAGACCAATCAAATTCAAGAAGAGATCGATGACATTCAAGGTATCAGAAAAACTTATTCAGACGATGATACTTGCAAAGTTTATGAAATCCATACTGAATTAGATATTCCAGGCTTTGAAGATTTAAACATGGAAGGCGAAGAAACTGGTATTAAGTTACCTTATATCGTCACTATTGCTGATGACAAAGTATTGTCTATCAGAAGAAATTACAAAGAAGGCGATCCTCTTAAAGAGAGAATAAATTATTTTGTC